AACAACGTGCCTTACTACAGTGTGGATACTTTTATGTCTGACGCAGAGGCATACGTTAAAGCAGTTAAAGAAAACAGGATGATTAATGTAATCGGGTCGGTAGCAAAAAGTGGCATGAGTAGAACAATTAAGTTTACTAGCTGTGAAAGATATGTAAGTAACGATAACGAATACTATCAAAGGAATTATTCTTGCTTATTCAGAGCCCTAGGGTACAAAGAAAGTAAAAATAGTTATGGCTACTTTACAATAAGTGGATGTGGGATGGATATGATATTCCACACTAACTACTCTATCATGCACTCATTTTGTAGGTATGGCTTTATAACTAAAGAAGAATGTGATAAACTAGCTCAGAGAACACCATCAACAATTTAATAAAATAAAAAACAATGATGGAAATAATTAAGTTTAGCCTATTCATAATCCTAGCGGTTATGGTAGCAGTGTTCATCAAAACAATTAAAGATAGCAACAAATGATAAATAGCGATTTTAAAAGAGATATAGCCATGGTGCTAATCATATTCATATTTGGAATAGGACTAGGAATAATACTCGGGTATTTCCTAGCTAGAAAAGACGTAATAAACCTTAAAGAAAAGGTGGCGAAAGTTAACTGCCTAGAAGATAAGGTTGATATCAATTGCATTAAAGATAATTTAAGTAAGCATAAGATAAAGTTTAGTCACATCGTGTTAGCGCAATGCATCCTAGAGAGCAATCACTTTAAGTCATCTCTATTCAAGAACAATAAGAACTGCTTTGGCATGAGAGTCGCAGCGCAGCGTTTCACGTTTGCCATAAACAATCACGACTATGGCGCATATGCAAAGTATGAATCAGTAGAGGATTGTGTGCTAGATTATAAAGCATTTCAAATTCAGAATGCTTTATTCATTACAAATGATTCGGACTACTTCAAGTTACTAGGAAGTATATATGCCGAAGACCCTATTTATATTAGTAAGTTAAAAAACATAATCAAAAAGAACAAATTATAAAAAAAATGGAATCAGCAGATAAATTAATAACCATAAGTGTGATGCAAGTAGCTTGTGAACTTGCTCATGCTAGAACATTTGATGAGCTAAGGGATGTCTTAGGCGATGATGAGGATAATATGTACAATCCATCTGAGGATGACATTTATTGGCAAGTGTATAAAGACTTCGTACAAGAAAGATTCAACATTTGGTACGGATGGTACGAGGATAATTTAATCAGTTTAAAACAATAATAATAATAATAAATATGAAAGTAGAAGTAAATAAAATGGTAAAAGAAATGGTTGAGATGAGTCTCCCGATGTATGTAAGGAATAGTGCTATTCATTTTTACAAAATAATAAGTGAAGGTGAAGTTATTCAAGTGTGCGAATCAAAGTTTGGTAACAATAGTATTACCGAAGTGTCAGTAAGTGTTGCTCTTCATGGCAATTGGGAAGTGTGCACTGAAGAAGAGTTTGAGACCGCATTTTATAAAGTATCAGAATATTTTAAAGACAAAGTATCGTAATGGAAATAAATAAGAGCAAAGGTAGTTGGGGTGGTAAAAGAGAGAACTCGGGGCGCAAGGGCTTCGGGTTCGAGGTCAAAGGGGTGACAATAAGTGTGAGAACCAAGCACCACGAAGAATTCAAGAAACAAGTCAAAAAATTAATAATTAAATTATATGAGAATGATTAAATTTGCAACATCAGAACAGTTGAAAGTAGCTAGTGATATCTTGAGAGCAGAATATCCTAAGCCAATGGTTAGCCATACGGCAGATTTTTACGTTGATTTAAGCCCTTTAGATAGACAAGTGTTATTCATATCAGATAGAATGAAAGTTAAGCTATTAGAGAGCCCTAAAAATAGTATAGGAGGAATTTAGATAATGAAAGTTAAATTATCAACCAACGGTGTATCATGTTTAACATTTCCTGTCGGTAAGGGAGAGAGTGTTAGGTTTACTAGTATTCAGAAAGCAATTCACTACTGCAACGAGAACGACATAGAGGTGGTTAACAAGTTAGAGCTAGACAAGTTCTATTGGCAACAGTTAAAAAAATAATATATAATATGAAAGCAAAGAATGATTTTGTATCAGAAGAAAGTTATAGAGAATACCTAGTAACTTATTACATCCCTAGTTGCTTGTACGCAATAAACAATAGCGGAGGACTTGGTGGTAAGAGCCTAGAAAGGATGGCTATAGCAATGGCAAGAGATATAGTAGATACTATACTGCCACCGAAAAACACAAAGACCAAGGACTTTTACAAACCAATTAACCCAGAACACGAGGAGGATTTAAGCTAGATTATGAAAGGAAGTTACACGATAAAATGGAATGAGCACAAGCCTAGTAAACTTGTAGAAATGTCAAAGAAAGATATAGTACTAAGAACCATAGGCAATGCAAAAACTGCCGTAGAGTTTGTTACAGGTATCACTTTTGATATGATGAATAAAAATACGAGGAAGAGAAAAATAGTGTACCCAAAGTTTATGCTATATACACTGCTGAGGAGGTACACACCGCTCAAGCTAAATGAGATAGGTAACTTATACTCAAGACCTGCTTGGAATCCTACACTAAAGAGAAATATTACTTGCCATCCAAACCATGCTAGTATACTTAGTGGGATAGAAAACATACAAAATGTGGAGCACATTGGTAGTAGGGATGAGTGGTATGCAGTGTGGGTGCAAGTGCAAGAAACATTTAAAGAGTATCAGTATCCTAAATTTAAATAAAAAAAGATTATGAAAGAAGAAACACTTGAAGAAGCAGCTAAGAGAATACTATCTAAAGAAGGAGTAAAACTACATCCTAGTGGGTTAGAAACTTATTTAAAAGGTAACGCTATCAATGCTATGGTTGAAATAGCTAAATGGCAACAAGAAAGAATGTATGAAATTATGGATGCCTATGCAGATGATGTTATGGGTGGATGTACATTGAGAGCAAAAGAATGGTTTGAACAATTTAAATAACAACAGTAGTATAGTAGAAATTCTTTAAATCTATCATACGTTCCTCGGAGCTATGGTAGATTTTTAGTTTTGTCTTATCCTCGTTAGTCCATATCCTCTCGCAGTCGTGACATAGGATGAATCTATTCAAGGGATGATGATACAAGGCACTATTTGCCGAGCCTGCTATGATATGGCTCACATTCCTTCCACTAGGATTAATTATCTCAACACCGCAGTTCTCACATGGGCACTGTCCTTTGTTCTCCTCTAGGTGACGAGCAATCTCTTGAGCATAGTAGCTTTTATTTGCTATTATACGACTTTTCTGCTTGTCGCTTACCTTCTTTATCCTTTTTACGTTGTCCTTCTTCTCGTGTCCTTTAATGAAGCCTCTAGCCCATATGTATCCTAGTTCACCGCATCCACACTTGCATAGTTTTTTCTTTGGTGTAATCAGGCTCATTTTCAGAACAACTTTTCTATGTTAACAAAGTAAAGAGAGTTAGACCCAGTCTTTCTAAATATAAAGTTAGCCTCTAGTAATTCAATTATCCCTTTATACACAGCTACCTTGGAACTGTAATTACAGAACTCAGCGCAGTCGTCTATACTGATATGCACCTCATCATTATTATGCTCCTTAACCGATGCTATGTAGCACCAAACTTTAAAAGAAGATGTACTAAAGTCCTTGATAATTGCAAATGCTCTCTTATTTATTCTTATACTATCCTTAGCACTGCTCTTACTATCAATATTCATAGGGTTCTCCCTATAAGATTCAAAATTACTTATTTTCATATTATATAAACTATAGTTGCAAATATATTTAAATAAATCCACAAAACAAGAATAATATATTTTGTATTGCGATATGAAATATTATCTTTGCAAAGACAATATTATTAATAATAATATACACATGAAAGAAAAAACAACAACAACAATTTCCCTTGATGACATACTAGAGATGTTCAACGAGGAAGACATTATTAAGGCTGATGGCTTTGATGATTGTATCGTAGGCGTAGAAAGTACAGGTGACATTATCCTAGTCTACTCCACACAACTTATACTAGAGAAGTTAGTTAAGGATAGTGAGATGACTTGGGAAGAAGCAATCGAGTACTTCGACTATAACATCCAAGGCAGCAAAGGAGAAGGCTATCCTATATACATTCTAGATTACTTATGGTTTAACCTATAATTAGTGAAAAAGTTAGATATAAAACCGCTCAGTGTCAATAAGTGTTGGCAAGGCAAAAGGTTCAAGACAAAAGAGTACCTCTTATACGAGAAGAAGTGCATACTATTATTACCAAAAATAAAGATGGGTGTGCCTCCGTACTTACTGAATATAGTCTTTGGATTCTCATCGCCTCTAGCAGATATAGACAATGGGCTAAAGCCATTCATTGACATCCTTCAGAAAAAGTACGAGTTTAACGATAAGGATATCGTAGAGCTAAACGTAAAGAAAGAAAAGACTGTCAAGGGTGGAGAATTTATACTCTTTGAAATATTAACAATTAAATAAAAAACAAATAATAAATAAAACAGATGGGATTATCAACAACAGAAGAGCCTAATGGCTCAATCAAGAACTACCTTAACATTACAGGTGGTAAAATCACTCAGAAGGTTAAGGCAGGCACAGAAGGTGCAGTAGTAAGAACCAATAAGATGGGTGTCGAAGTATCAGAGCTACACTTTGATACTTTATCAGGGCAGATTGTTAACATACACATAGAGCCTTCTCCTTTCGCACCTAAGGTGTGGGTAGTAACAATTCGTGATGGCATTGACTTCTATTACTTACACCTATCGTACTCGGGTGGAACAACCATGGGCTTATTAAATAAGTTACCAAACATTGACTTCTCTAAGGACGTTATCTTGAAAGTATTTAGAATCTTTAACGAGGTTAGTAAGAAGGACAAGGATTACTTAGTAGTGTACCAAGGTGGAATGACTAAAGGACATAAGGTTGAGACCGCATTCCCTAAGGAAAACCCTAATGGCTTACCTCCAATGGAGCAGATTAAAGTTAAGGGTTCTTTGGTGTGGGATGACACAAAACAAATGGAGTGGTTAGAGAATCTAGTTATGACGACAATCGTTCCTAAGTTAGGTGGAGCACCTGCCCCTGAGTATGCGTCTAAAGTAGCAGAGACAAAAGCAGTAGCACCTACTAAAGTGTCTGATGATGAGAACGATAATCTTCCGTTCTAGTATGAGTAAAGATTTATTTGGACAAGCAAGGGAGTTAGAGATAGCTTCCTTGCCCAAAGAAGAAGTAGCTTTAATAAAGCAGAGAACAATAGAGGAGCAGTATCAAGAAGATAAAGAAAATAAATAAATAAAAAATAGTCAGGTGGCGGAACAAGGGCAACACTGATAAAGTTGATTCCTGATGGTAGACGCTAAGATGTTTTGTGTACTCTTAACACATTACAGATAGAGAAACTAAATCATGTCAGTTCGAATCTGACCCTCGACTACGAAGAGACGGTAATCTTCCTACATGGCATCCAGTCCATTAATCTGGAGAACTTACCTGACTGATGGAAAGACATCAAATGGTGCAATGGCGGAAGGTTAGGGGTGTCCCCTGACGTGGTAGACGCTAATTAGGTTAAGTATACTCATAATCTATGAACTCGGTATACATACAGGTTCGAATCCTGTTTGCACCACTAATAATAATTAAAGAATAATAAAAACATATATATATGCTAAGCAACGAAAGACTAGGAAGATTTACCGCATCAGGTATTCACAATTTATTCATAGGTGGCAAGGGTGCTACCAAAGATAAGTACATATTTAATAAGGCAGAGGAGAGTGTTAAGGGCTACTCCAAGTCTTTCAGTAGCAGACACACCGACCATGGTATTCTGAACGAGTCAGAGGCTCTAGAGAACTTTGTAGCAACAACAGGAATCAATGCTATTTACCTAGAGGAGCGTTACTATCCTATCAACGAGAATAGTGGGGCTACACCCGACTTTGCAGTTATTCC